TTGTCATTGCACCTGTTGATTTCAACATTGTAATGAGAATGTATTTCAGAGATTTTGTTCTAAACCAACAGGAACAATGTGTTAAAGCTGAAAGTAAAATTGGTTTGAATCCTTTGGGACCTCAGTGGACTGCAATTGCAGAGAGATCCCTCGAAATTGGAAGTAAATTCATGGCTGGAGATTATTCAAAATTTGATAGATCAGAAACCGCGGATCATATCTTGAGATTTGCTGATGTAGTAAATGCTTGGTATGATGATGGAGAAGAAAACTTTTTAATTCGAAAATTAATTTGCGAAGAATGCACTCATCTATTAACAGTCTGCGGAACAACAATGTATGAAACAGCTGGAGGAATGCCATCAGGTTGCGACTGCACTACACCATGCAATGGTTGTGGAGGCGGAATCAACTTAAGAGTTGGATACATCGGAGTTGGAGAATTCTTAGTGAATGGAGCACCGGAGGAATTTTTGGAAGCAATTTCTATTTGTCCTCAAGCTTTGGATTCTTGGAAATTAGCTGAAGAGAAAGTCAAGAAGTATGCGGAATTGGACGAACCAGTACCAATCGGAGCTCACTCTTACACCAAGAACGTAAGAGGAAACACAATGGGAGATGATTTATTTGCTGCTCTAAGCGATAGAGTTTGTGATTATTTCAATTTTCATACATATCGTGCTTTCTTAGGATTGCATGGTGTGTTATTTACACCTGAAACAAAAACTGGACCAGAAGAAGAGCCTTTGTACAAACGTATTGAGGATTTGACTTTTCTGAAGAGAAAGTTTGTGGCTCATCCTTTGAGCTCACACCATTTGTTAGCACCGCTGGAATGGGGAGTTATTGAACAAGAAGTTCAATGGATTCATAAATGTGATGACGTGAAGGAGATGACGGAACAGGTTGTGGATGCATCCATAAGAGATGCGATGCACCACGGAGTTGATAAGTTTGAAGGACACCTCGCTCTTATGAACTCATGGCTATTAAAAAAGGGAATGGAGCCTAACTACCATTCATACTTGGCCTTGGAGAAGGATTGGTTTTTGAAGTTTACTTGATCACGACCGGACCGAAAATAAAATTGATTAGTAATTGTGCAGAATGATACCGAAGTTAGCGGCTAATCAATACCTCGTTTGTTTTATTATAAATTAGGTATTGATTAGCCACTAACTTCGGTATCATTCTGATTAGTAATTGTGCAGAATG